GTTAATCACTGGTGTGTTGCGATACTCACCTTTAGAAATACGAATCGTAGCTGTCATTTTTAGTTCCTATGTTTCAGTGTCAATACAAGTATTGTAACACAATACCCATTTAATGTCAAATTATGGCTTCATCATAAAGATGAAATAATAGAAGAAAGGGCCGAACATAGTGAGAGCTATGATGGTAGCTTGAAGTAGTTCTGTAATTAATTTCATGCTGTAAGTATAACACGAACACCATTTAATGTCAAATTTAGGCTAACTTCCACTGGTTGATACTTGCGTATTCAAAATTATCACGCTTCTTGAGGTTGAAATTTCCTACTACAGCAATCGTAGCCGATGCATCAAACACTTGATTCCAAAGGTGCTCAAGTGGGTTCTTTGTATCAATTTGAATCATTGCAGCGGTATCAGTCTCACTATCTTGTAACCAATACTGAACATTACTCATGCGTTTGTTTTTAAACACAATTCTCTTTAGTGGTTTCAATGTCCTACTATTACGCAGTGCCTTTGTGGGCACTTTTGTCGATACAACTTGTAATCTAACTTCGTCAAGCTGAGTATCGTATTCGTAAAATGAAGGCAAATGATAGGCGAGACCCAACATGTTTTCTTGAAATTTCATACCATCACTATGTACAAATAAATTCAAGTCTTCGCGGTACGCAGACAACCGTTCACCTTTAAGTTTCCACATCAACATTTTTTTACTATAGTGGTCGCGAATCTCAGCGGCACACCGATGGTCATCACCTGAAAGTTCTGTATGTAAGTCTCTGTCAAGTAGACTACCAATTCTACCAGTAGATGTCCCTGCATCACGCATTCGTTTCCATGCCACACTTAGTGCTAAAATGTCAGATGGTGCTTCGTACATTTCATATTTCTTAACACCGGGATGCATATTATTGAGATTTAAAATATCATCTAGTCCGAAAGAATTATTCGTTCCATATGAATTAGAAATGGTTATGTTACCGAGCGGGGGATAGTTGGCAAATAAAGTATTAGGCATAAGGTGAAATAGTTAGTTGATGATGTATTATACTACAGACTTGCTTTATTAGCAAGTCAGGAATGCCCTTAGCTGACAGTGATATCTTCCATACCGGCTGCCCGTAAACGGACTATATGACCAAGCATGAAGTTTTTTGAATCTAACCCCTTCATGGTGCCTAACCATTTGTTTCTTAGCAATGCAACTTCGTTAATGATTGTTTCCATATCAATAACTTCGTCTTCGCCCTCGACATATTTTTCAGCAGTTCGGTCGCTCAATGCCCGATTATATGCTTCTAAGTATTTTTGAAAATGCTTTCGGCGAATCTTGCGCAGTTGAAGATTTAAAAACTGAAGGACCGCTTCAATCTCTTGTAGTTGATTGAAGCGGTGTTCAGTAACTCCGGGCAACGCAGAGATGTTTTTCTCTACGTTACCTTGAATCTTAACATCATTTTTAGCAGAGGCTAGTTCTGCATCATAGTACGCCAAGAAGTCAGGTATCTTTGACAAGTCTTGACTTACTCGGGTGTACCAATTTCCTGACATTTAATCGTAACTTTCGTCTTCGTCTTCGTCTTCGTATTCTTCGTATTCTTCTTCTTGGAAATGCTGTTCAGCATAACCTTTCAGAGCCTTAGTGATATCTTTATCTTTGAATGCTTCCTTGATATCTTCAACTTCATAGTTGCTGTCCATCAAGAAATTTACCAGAGTATCAGCGGCTTCACCGCGGTCATTCAAGTCGATGTGCTCACGCAATACTTCCCATACTTCGGTGATTAAATCTAACTTCATTCGGTCACCTCTTCCAAGTCTGCCTCTGCGGTTACGGCGCCGACAACACTTTTAGTAACGCCGGTATATTCAAGCATAACTTTGTCCAAGCAACCATCTTTGTTAGCTTCCCAACCCTTACGGAAGGATTTAAGAATTTCGCCATCTTTGGTTACATACACTAAGCTATTGCCTTCTTTCTTCAATGCTCCTGATTTCTCAAGCATGTCAGTTAGACCAGAGTAAGGGCTCATTCCTGTTTCGTAAGGAATCTTAACTTGAATAGATTCAAAAGGTTTAGCGTAACGAGTTTTCATAATCTTGCAAGCAGCACGAATGCCGTTTACTTCTGCAACTTTGTTACCATCTTCGTCTTCTTTCAATTTCAATTTCTTCATAGCAACTACGATAGAACTTGCATAGACGAAACCTTGTCCACCGGAGATTTTGTCATCTGGATCGAACATATCTTGACTTGCGTATGTGTGATTAGTTGCGACTAGACCAACATTGTGGCTACCGAACATATTAACACAGTTACGAACAAGTGATGTAAGTGCTTTAGGCTTACGACCCATGTCACCTTTCATGTTACCATCTTCAAACTGATTCACATCGGTTGGAGTCAACAACATGCCAAGACTGTCAATGATGAACAATACTTTAGGCTTGTCAGTTTCTGGCATGACTTTGTATGACTTCATAAACTCGCTGATAGTCTTTGCTACATCGTCAATCATAGCCATATTCAACTTGAGCAATTTGGTTTCGCTTGTGTCTACGCCCAAGTCATGCAACCATTTTTCATCAAGTGCATTTTCGCTGTCAATTAAAACAACATAAATGCCTTGCTGTTGCGCATGTCGGACCAAGTTGCCTGAGCAAATGAAAGACTTGCCAGAACCAGATTCTCCAGCGAATACAGTAACTTTGCCCAAAGGAACACCTTTGTTAAAATCACCACTAATAAGATAATTAAGTCCATAATTTCCTGTACTGACCCAATCTGTCGGGTCGTTATATCCAATACTAAGTCCTTCAATAGACTTAGTAATTTCTTTTCTAAATTTTGAAACGTCAAAAGGCTTCGCCATTATATTCTCTCTTTCATTTAATTGATGTGTTCCGTGTATTGTATATACTAAACGGTTGTTTATCAAGCAGATCGGGACAATGTTCAGCCATTGAATCTAGTTCCCAATCGTTAGGATAGTGGCGCAACGCACCTCTTGCTCGGTCGCGCACTATGCTAGGTACTCTTGGGGTCTTACCTGGATCGCATAGCTCTTCCAATAACTTTTTACCTTGCTTGATAGCACGGTATCTTTCGTCTGGCAATGTCATGGTGTGCTCTTATAAGAGAACGGTTTCCCGTTCTCTATTGCGATTAAGCAGGCTTGTTCTGACGGGCACGAATCATTGCAAGAATGTCTTGTGCTTTGTCGCTGCTAGGAGCCGTTTTTGGAATTTCAATTGGTTGACTGAAAGACTTTTCTGCGGTTGCTACGTCATCTTCCCATGGAGCGGATTCTGCTACGGGTGCTGTCGCGGGTGCAGACACAGAAGGTGCTGCTGTTGGTTGTACCGCTGTTGAGCCTGCAGGTGCTTCTAATCCATATGGACGATAGTAATTACCCCATCGTGCGTTATCGAATGGTTGACCATCAACTGATGCCTCAAACATTTCTTTCATCACACGTAGTTCTGCTTCACCTGGCTTCTTAGGCAAGAAGTCATTTAGATTGTGCAAGCCGAAACTTTCGATTGCTGCTGCTTCTGCTTCTGTCAACGCAGATTCTTTACGAGCCCATGTTGAAGTAGAGTAGTCAGCATAACCACCTTTTGTAGTCTTCTTAACATTGAAGTCAAGACCACGCATGTAGTCAGTTGGCAATTCTTCCATCTCTGGGTCCATCAAGCTAGACTTGATAACAGTGAAGATTTGTGGAGAGATAACAAAACGACGAATCGGATTCGCTGGCTGCTTGTCATCACCGATTGGGTTTTGACGAACAAAACCTTGAAACAAGTACGAACGCTTCTTCCAATACTTGTTAGCCATTTCTTTCAGTGTCTCATCTTTGTACCAAGGACGAACTTCTGCCAAGATAGGACAGACGGAACCATCGTTGTACATTTCAACGCAAGGAACCTGAACGATAACTTGCTTCATGTTTGGCTCGCCCTTTACACCATTGAATGGGAGCTTGATGATTTGTTTTTCAACCCAGAAGAATGTGTTGCTTGCGTTACCATCAGGCAGGATACGCAGTGAAGCTGTTGTGCCTTCATCCATATTCCAGTGGGGGTAAACTGAGTTGTCTGATTGTTGGGTAGAACCAGAATTTGATTTGTTTTCTTGCGCTGCGATACGAGCGCGGATTTCTGCTAAAGATGCCATAATAAATTTCCTTATTTCATTGACTTGGAGTCTGTTTTAATATTCGCTGCTTCACCATGAAGCAACTAACATAAGAGATAGTATAACATACTTTTCTCTAATGTCAAGAGTATTTATCACAGATGTGGCAAACCGCATAATTAAATGCGGTTTTTTTGCCCTTTATCTCTGATGATTCATTATCTGTCTCATACGATCTAATGGGTCAATACTTTCGTTTGTTCCAACTAAGCTACCCGGTTTAGCATAAGCATCTTTCGGACTAAACTGCCCTGCTGCTTTTTGCCCCGGGTCTAAGTCCTCCGCCACACCTTGCTGAAAATTTACCTTACCCAATTTACCTTGTAATAAATCACCTAACTCAGATGCATTATCAGATTCAGGAAAAGAAGCATTAATCGGTGCACCACGCATAAAGTTATCAATTTCATCTCTTAATGATCTGACAAAAACAGCATTACCTTGTTGTTTATTTTGTAGATATTTTTGTTCTAATGTTTTTACTGCATTGATTGCGTTACTGACAATGGCTTCTCGACCTGATTGAGTTAACTGTTGCATTGTAAGATCAGACTTCATGACTGCGAGATTTTTTAAACTCTGTATTGCTTTACCTGATTCTCTAGACTGATCCGAGCCTTCCGCCAGACCTTGCTCTAATTCTTCTGCTGGCCAACTTAAATAACTGCGTCCATGTTCATCGCCGGACTGTACAACAAATACTCCGCCATTATCGTATCCTTCGTCTTGACCAATTTCCCAACCTGCTGCCAATAGTGTTCGCTCTACTCTTGGATCTTCATCACCTTGCCACCATTGTGCGGCTAATTTCTTCAATGTTTCTTCGCTGAAGCCATCATT